GCAAATACGAATGCATTGAATGCATATGGTGCTGCAAACTCTGCTGCGAATACTGTAAGAGTTTCTTCAAATGGAGGCTCGACGCTTTCTGGCAAGCAACTAAACTTTATCAACACATCAACTATTACTGTTACAGTGGCTTCTGCTGGTGATGGAACTAATGCAAATATTTCGTTTACAGCAGTAGGTGGTGCTGCTTACGATCAGGCTAATGCTGCTTATGGTCAGGCTAATTTAGCCTACACTCAAGCAAACACTGCTCGATCCGATGCTAATACAACATTCGCTACCATCAACACAACCTTTGGTACGACAAATACAACCTTTGGTACTATTAACACTAATTACCAAGCAGCATATTCTCAAGCAAATCTAGCGGCTAACACTGTTGCTGTTTATGCCAATGGTACATTGACTTATGCTAACTCTAACGTAAACTTTAACAACACTGCAACAGTCAACGTTTCCACATCAGCAAATACAACTAATAAGTTTACTAACGTTGCATTCAGTGTAAATGTTTCTTCCAGTGACTGGGCAAGTTCTGCTAATGGTGTTGCGCAATCGGCTTATGCTAAAGCAAATTCTGCTGCAAATAATGTTGCAATTTTTGCTAATGGTACAGTTGTTCTATCAAATGCTAATGTAAACTTTAACAATACTGCAACTATTAACGTTGCTGCAACTGCTAATGGTACTGGACAAGTTAACGTAGCATTTTCGATGAACACTTCTTCAATTAGCGCAGGTCCATCTGGTCCTTCTGGACCAAGTGGTCCATCTGGTCCCAGTGGCGCACTTGGTCCACAAGGTCCAGAGGGTGCACAAGGTTCATCTGGTCCATCTGGTCCATCTGGTCCATCTGGTCCATCTGGTGTCGCTGGTCCACAAGGTGTCGCTGGTCCACAAGGTCCATCTGGTGCTAAAGGTGATCAGGGTGAATTTGGTGGCGCAACTTTTGAGTACATCTACTTAACAGACACAGCAAACACAGATCCTGGTGTAGCAAATTTAAAATTCGATAATATAACATTTTCTTCTGTATCACGATTGTATATCGACTTTACAGATTTAAGTACTGCAAACGTATTTAATTATTTACAAACTATTGATGACTCTACGTCAACAATCAAAGGAACATTTAAAGTTGCAAATACTGCAAATGTAAGTGAATTTGCATACTTTAATATTAATGGGTCTCACGAACACGTTTCAAGTTATTTCTCTGTTCCTGTTGCACATTTAAGTGGTGTTACAAGTTTTTCAAATTCTACCAATGTCATCATCACATTTGTTCGTACTGGTGATAAAGGTGATACAGGTCCACAAGGTCCGCAAGGTCCACAGGGTCCACAGGGTGCTGGTCCTCAAGGTCCACAGGGTCCTCAAGGTCCACAGGGTCCTCAAGGTCCACAGGGTCCACAGGGTCCCCAAGGACCACAAGGTGTCACTGGTGCAAGAAATTACACTGTAACGAATAGTGGTTCCAGTCATTATGTGATTGATGGCGCAAATGATCCTACATTGTATTTGATGCGCGGATTCACATATGAATTCTTTGTAAATGCATCTGGACATCCTTTCTGGATCCAAACAGTTTCTGGTGCATACAGTTCTGGTAATATCTACAGTAGTGGTGTAACAAATAATGGTGACGATGTTGGCACTGTAATATTTGCGGTTCCATATAATGCACCAAGCACATTGTATTATGTTTGCCAAAACCATTCTTCAATGGCTGGTACAATTGTTATCAGTGATGTGGGTCCAGTTGGTCCTCAAGGTCCACAAGGTGTAACTGGTGATACAGGCAATCCTGGACCACAAGGTCCAACTGGTCCAGGTGGTAATACTGGTGCACAAGGTCCACAGGGTGTTGTTGGTCCACAGGGTCCACAGGGTCCACAAGGTCCAACTGGCGCAAATTCAACAGTTGCTGGTCCTCAGGGTCCATCTGGTCCATCTGGTGCTCAAGGTAATCAAGGTGCACAAGGCATTCAAGGTTTAACAGGTGATACTGGTCCACAAGGACCACAAGGTCCTCAAGGTCCATCTGGTGCACAAGGTGCTGCATCAAGTGTTGCTGGTCCACAAGGACCACAGGGTCCATCTGGTGCTCAAGGTAATCAAGGCGCACAAGGTTCACAAGGCATTCAAGGTTTAACAGGTGATACTGGTCCACAAGGTCCATCTGGTCCACAAGGTGCTGCATCAAGTGTTGCTGGACCACAGGGTCCATCAGGTTCTACTGGTCCACAAGGTCCGCAAGGTCCACAGGGTGTTACAGGTCCACAAGGTCCGCAAGGTGCTGGTCCACAAGGTCCACAAGGTCCTCAAGGTGATGCATCAAGTGTTGCTGGTCCACAAGGTCCACAAGGTCCACAAGGTCCACAAGGTAATGCATCAAGTGTTGCTGGTCCACAGGGTCCTCAGGGAGCAATTGGTCCGCAAGGTCCGCAAGGCGTCACTGGTGCAAGAACATATACAGTGACGAATGTCGGAGCTGGTGCGTATCAAATTGATGGTTCTAGCAATCCAACATTAAATTTACTGCGTGGATTTACTTATGAATTTAGTGTAAGTGCTTCTGGACACCCTTTCTGGATTCAAACAGTTTCTGGTGCATATAGTTCTGGAAATATATATTCATCAGGCATTACAAATAACGGAACTCAAGTCGGAACAATAACATTTGCTGTTCCTTATGACGCGCCAAATACTCTTTATTATGTTTGCCAGTATCATTCATCGATGCAGGGTGTGATTAATATCAGCAACGTGGGTCCAGTCGGTCCACAAGGACCACAGGGTCCACAAGGACCACAAGGTTCAATTGGATCAACTGGTGATGTTGGTCCTCAAGGTCCTCAAGGTCCGCAAGGTCCACAGGGTCCGCAAGGTGCTGGTCCTCAAGGTCCACAAGGACCACAAGGTGATGCGTCAAGTGTTGCTGGTCCGCAAGGTCCACAAGGTCCTCAAGGTGTCACTGGTGCACAGGGTCCACAAGGTCCTCAAGGTGTCACTGGTGCACAGGGTCCACAAGGTCCTCAAGGTGTCACTGGTCCACAAGGTCCACAGGGTCCACAAGGTGTGACTGGTCCACAAGGTCCACAGGGTCCACAAGGTCCTCAAGGTCCACAAGGTCCACAAGGCTCACAAGGTTTGCAGGGTGAAACTGGTGAATTTGGTGGCGCAGCTTTTGATTATGTGTTTAGTTCTAATACAGCAAACACCGATCCAACAGCTGGTTTCGTCAAGTTTAATAATGCAACATTGCTATCTGCGACCGAGATGTATATTGATAACATCGATCGTTTAAGCGCAAATGTGTTTAATTACCTGAACACAATCGATGACTCAACATCGACAATCAAAGGTACGTTTAAGATTGCAAATTCAGCGAATGTTCTAGAATACACATTCTTTAATATTAACGGCTCGCATATTCATATCGGTGATTGGTTCGTTGTTCCTGTTGCTGGATTGAATACAACACTCGTCGGATCAAACTTTCCGAATAGCACTAATGTTGTTATGTCATTCGTTCGTACTGGTGATAAAGGTGACGCAGGTCCACAGGGTCCACAAGGTGTCACTGGTCCTCAAGGTCCTCAAGGTCCACAAGGTGTCACTGGTCCTCAAGGTCCTCAAGGTCCACAAGGTGTCACAGGTCCACAGGGTCCACAGGGTCCACAAGGTGTCATTGGTGATACAGGACCACAAGGTCCACAAGGTGTGATTGGTCCTCAAGGTCCTCAAGGTTCACAGGGTCCACAAGGTGTCACTGGTCCTCAAGGTCCACAGGGTCCTCAAGGTCCTCAAGGTCCACAGGGTCCTCAAGGTGCACAAGGTCCACAAGGTCCGACTGGACCAAATGAGGGTGCAACACTTAAAGCTGTAAAAGACTTTATGGTTTCGAATACAAACACTAATGGTGCAAATACTGTCAGTCTTACAACTGCTAACTATTTCCGTCATACATTAACAGCAAATGTGGCATTTACATTCACGAATGCACCAACTTCTGGAACAGGTCAAATGTTCTCGCTATTATTGTCGCAAGATGCAACTGGTGGAAGATTCCCAACATTCTCCAATACAATTTATTGGTCTGGTGGATCTATTCCTCCTGCGACAACAGATGTAAATGCTCGTGACTTGTGGACATTTATTACATATGATGGTGGTACAACATATTGGGGCACTTTGACTATGAAGGACCTTCGATAAGTTTGATAAATAAATTATATTATTTTATGAGTTTGTTATGAAAATACATGTGTTAGCAAATCCGCGCAATCCTACTGGGTTGATGAATCGCGTTGATCCATTTGCAGTTCATGCACACAAGTATATCAAACATTTGTCTCAACATTTCCATATGATTCATTATGGAGTTCCAGGCGCACAAGTCGACTGCGAGCATGTCGACATTCCAACAACACCAGTTGAAATTAACGAATTTAATTTGTTAGCAGGTAAAGAGATTCAAGAGCGAGCAAGCACAGACGATATTATCGTTTGCTTTTTTGGCGTGGATAATAAAGTTGCTTGTGATATGAACCCTGTATGTAAAATTGTTGAACCTTCAATTGGTTATAGATCAAATGGAATTTTTGCACCATATCGCGTGTTTACCTCTTATGCAAATATGCATATGTTTTATGGTGAGCGTGGCATGTTAATGTCGCCAAGCTGGTTCGATGATGTAATCGGCAATCCATTTACAATCAGTGAGTTCGAATATAAAGAAAAGAAAGAAGATTATTTCTTGTATTTTGGTAGAGTGTGTGAAGAAAAAGGTGTACATCTAGCCATTCAAGCAACAGAAAAGATGGGCAAGAAACTTATTATTGCTGGTCCTGGATCGCTGCAAGCATTAGGTTATGATAGAATACCAAATCACGTTGAAATGTTTGGCGTTGCAAATGCAGAGCAGCGAAAACAATTGATGAAAAATGCAAAGTGTTTGTTTGGACTAACACACTATGTTGAACCATTTGGTAATATGATCATTGAAGCAAATCTTTCTGGTACACCTGTGATTACAACTGATTGGGGTGCATTTCCAGAGATTGTTCTCGAGGGGAAAACAGGATATCGAGTGAGGGATTTCAAATCACTATTAAATGCTATGAATTTAATAGATAAAATAGACTTGTGCGATTGTCGATCATGGGGATTAAATTTCTCTGACGAAGTTATTCACATGAAGCATAAGCAATACTTAGATAAAGTTATTTTAAATTCATTTTATGCGTAAGTTATTTGTAGTTAGTTCTTCTATCGCACCAAAGCCTGGGACTTTTACATATAGTCCAACTCGCTCTGTGTTTGAAGCAGAGGAACGATTTAGGCAAACAATCTTTACAATCAATTCGATACAAGCAGCATTTCCGAATGATAAAATTGTAGTTATAGACTCGTCAGAAGATTATGCAGATTACATTGCGACATTAAGGCATCTTAAGAATGTTGAGTATTTGCCTGTCAAAGAGTATGCACCAGAAATCTTTAATCTTGTAAATCACCATCAAAATAAAAGTCTATGTGAGTGCGCACTTTTAAATAGTTATTACAAGAAATTTAAAAGCGAAATTAAAGAATATGACTATGTGATTAAAACAACTGGTAGATATTTCTATTTCAATTTTAACGATGCATTGTTTACCCCAGAGAATAAAGATAAGATATTTTTTAAACGACCATTAAATTTTGAATGGAACGATAATTGGAGATACCAATTTGTAGATTATCGAGCGCAGCAAAACAATAACAGACTGCATCAATATTGCACCGTGTTATATGGATTTGGTATTCATCAATTTGACAAGTTTATAGACATGAATGATGCAGTTATTAATCTATTAGACAATGAAAAGATGGCGCATTATGACATTGAAACTTTGTCATATTACTTTACGAGACCATTCGAAAAGGATATAATTGAGACTGATTGGATAGTTTCAGGGTGGGATGGTACCTCAGCACGATTTATGTACTACTAGGTGACAAATGAAAACTACTTTAATTATTGTTGACGACTTTTATCAAAACCCTGATCAAGTAAGAGCATATGCTTTGTCTCAGCCCTTCGAAGTCTCTGGGAATTATCCTGGAGTTCGAACAAAGCCATGGCTTCCTGATGATTTAAAGAATTCTCTTCAATACATTATACAAAATGCGGGTGGTCGAATCACTAATTGGTTTGAAGAATCTGGATATACTGGCGCGTTTCAAATCTGTACTGCTCAAGACAGAACATGGATTCATGCTGATAGTTTTAATACTTGGGCAGCTGTTTGTTATCTGACACCAGATGCACCACTTTCTTCTGGAACTGCCTTGTATCGATGGAAAGAAACAAAAGAATATGAAAGAATCGATCGCGATGCACCACATCATGATGGATACGATTACACTAAATGGGAAAAGGCAGATTATGTTGCAAACAAATATAATCGAATTGTGCTGTATCGCGGAAACTTATATCATGCATCTTTAGACTATTTTGGCAATAATTATCAAAATGGTCGATTGTTTCAAACCTTTTTCTTTAATACAGAGTACTGATGAAGATCTTGCATGTAATATTCTCTACGAATCGAATCAAGTATCTGATGCCGACTCTAGAGTCTCTAAAAAATCTAGACTATGGCAATCATACGGTCGATAAATTAATTATCGACGATTATCCGAGAAATAGGAATCCTGCCATATTTGACCTAATCTCAAAGGTTTATGGTTTCAATTTACGATTTAACGAGACTAACTTGGGTCTATCGGTTAATTGGAGCGCGTTCTTTGAATGGTTGAAAACACAAGATTATGACTATATCTTACATCAAGAGGACGATGTTCTATTGACGAGTCCGATTCGAATTGACGACTTGATAACTATTCTAGAATCAGATGAAAAAATGGCTTCAGTCGTTCTTCAGCGTCAATCATGGTACTTTCATGAAACTGAACCCGTAATCGATGTTACCGATGTTAAAATTGGAAACTATTACTATAGTCAAAATGTAAAAACTTTTCCAATCATATTCTCACTATATCGTAAAAATGTGATCGAATATTCGTTTAAAGATTACTGGAAATTTAATATAAACGAAGGAATGATCATGGTTTATCTAAATTTCTTCCATCAAATGTATTCTGCAACTTTAAAGGGTCCAGAAGGTCAAAATTTAATCGTTCATATCGGAGAAGAGACTGTTGGTAGACGACTCGAGCAAGGAGAGCCAAACTGGGAGCAATTCTCTCATATGGACCCAAATCGAGTTTATAACTCTCGAAATGGTAAATTAATAGAGTGACTAAATATAGAATACTTAGAGAGGTTCTAAATGTCGCAACCTAGCACTCGAACTCAACTTAAAGATTACTGTCTCCGTAAACTCGGATTTCCTGTAATTGAAATCAATGTCGATGACGATCAACTCGAAGATCGCATCGATGATGCACTGCAGCAGTATTCAACATATCATTATGATGGTACAGAAAGAGTATATTTGTCACAGGCTATAACAAATTCTGATATATTAAATGGATACTTGAAACTGTGTGATAATATTGTTAGTGTGTCAAGAGTATTTGCATTTACAGGTTCAACTGTGGGTTCAACATCTTCGACTGGTTTTAATATGTTTGATATTAACTATCAGTTGCGTCTCAACGATTTCTATAATCTAACATCATCATCATATACCTACTTTGTTATCGCTCAAGAACATTTAGCAATGTTAGATATGATTGTAACAGGTCAGATGCCATATACATATAATAAAAATGTAAACAGACTTACCGTAATTACTGATTGGAGCAAATTTGATGTTGGCAATTATATAGCATTTGAGGCTCATAGAATTGTAGATCCAGAAACATATGAAAAAATATACAATGATATATGGGTAAAAGAGTACACAGCTACATTGTTTAAGCAACAATGGGGCACTAATCTAAAGAAGTATGGAAATTATGTTCTTCCAGGTGGTTTGGTTATCAACGGTCAGCAAATTTATGATGAAGCATCAGCAGAGTTAGAAAAACTAAATGAAAAACTTCGTGATACTTACGAAGAACCAACTGCATTTTTAGTAGGCTAAAATGGCAACTAGTGTATATTTTAATAATCAACGAGCAACCGTTGAGCAAAATCTTCTTGAAGATTTGATTATAGAATCAATCAAGAATCATGGTATCGATGTTTACTATCTTCCTAGAGAATCACAATCATCATTTGATGAACTTTTTGGTGACGATCCAGTAAAATATTTTCGAAAAGCAATTAAGTTAGAGATGTATCTTGAATCTTTTCAAAATTATGAAGGTAATCAAGAATTTTTCTCTAAATTTGGTCTCGAAATTCAAGATACTGCGCGCCTTTGCGTTGCTCGAAGAAGGTTTGAGCGTCAAGTTGCTTCAGTAATGGGTGCTGCTCGAAGGGTTCCAAAAGAAGGCGATCTAATTTATCTACCAATTCAATTTAAATTGATGGAGATTAAGTTTGTTCAAGAAGAAAAAAACTTCTTTCAATTAGGTAGAGATTCTATCAATCCATACATGTATGGATTAACTGTAGAAGCATTTAAGTATAATGGAGAGCTGCTACAAACTGGAACAGAAGAAATTGATCGTATTGCAGATCTACAAAGTAATGTTCTAGAATTAAATTTAAACGCTGGTGGTACAAGCACTTTTCAACGCTTTGAGATTGTATATCAAGGGTCTAATCTTGCAACTGCGACAGCGAAAGCAATTGTTGCTGGTTGGAACAAACCGACACAAAAATTAAAAGTAAGAAATGTAAAAGGCGCATTTGTAGGTGGCACTTTAGTTAAAGGTTCAACAAGTAATGCTCAATGGACTCTAAACGGAGCACCAGATTTACTTAACAATGTTAATGTAGGAAATATTGAAGATAATGATATACTTGAATCAGAAGCTGATGGAATTATAGATTTTACTGAGATTAATCCATTTGGTGAGCCATAATGTTATCTAATATTCACTTTTATCATCGTATAACTCGTAAAATGGTTGTTGCATTTGGCACATTATTTAATAACATTCGTTTGGTTCGTTATAATAAGGCAGGAACTCAAGAAATTGAACGAATTAATGTTCCGTTGCAATACTCACAAAAAGAAAAGTTTTATCAACGCATAACTCAAGATCCAGAACTTACAAAAGAAGTTCAAATCACATTACCAAGAATGTCATTTGATTTAACATCAATAACATATGACCCAATGAGAAAAAGAAGTTTGTTTACTGAATCTTTTTCTCCTGAGACACAAACAACAATAAAGTCGATTCGTACAACTCCATATAATTTTGATTTTGAATTAAATATCTATGTTCGTAACACTGAAGATGGCACTCAAATTATTGAACAAATTTTACCATTTTTTAATCCAGACTACAATGTAACAATTGATGCTATAGGATTAACAGATCAAAAAGTTGATATCCCATTTATTTTGCAAAATATCTCGTACAATGTTGACAGTGTTGGTACACCTGATACAACAAGAGTAATAATATGGACATTAACATTTACAGCAAAAGGTTATATGTTTGGTCCAATCCTATCTCGTAATATTATTCGAAAGTCTACTGCAAATACATTCAATTCAATTTTTGAATTAGATGGTCTTCGTGAATTGACTATGAATGCCAGTAGTGGTGTAGGAAACTATCAAACTGGAGAAGTAGTGTTTGAGGGTCGATCATTAGATGCAGCAAATTCAACTGCAACAGTTAGTAGTTGGAGTAATACAACTAAAGTTCTTGTTGTATCTGATGTTAATGGAGTTCTTGACGCAGGAAGAAATCTAACTGGCATAGTAACAAATACATCATATAAAATAGAATCATTTAGCGCAGCAGAAAATCAATTAATAAATTTGTCAGTAGTTCCAACGCCAAATAATGCAAGTGCTCAAACTGCATTTGGATTTGATGAAACAGTTATTGAGTTTCCAAATTTATAAAATAATATGAGTGAAGTTGATAAAAATCTCTCTAATATTCTAAACACTGACTATATTCCTGTGGTAAGTGATAAAGAAACTAAATCGATGATTGTTCATCAGGATGATTCACAAAATCCTGACGCTGACTATTCTCGTTCTAATTATTACAACCTTATCGAAAGGGGTAATGAGGCTTTGGATGGTATTCTTGAGGTAGCGAGAGAATCACAGCATCCACGAGCGTACGAAGTAGCAGCCAACATGATCAAGAATCTCTCTGATGTCACAGAGAAACTTATGATTCTTCAACGGCAACAACAAGAATTGCAACCAAAAGAGCAAGCACCAACAAATATTGCAATTGATAAAGCAGTGTTCATTGGATCTACAGCAGATCTATTGAAGCAAATAAAAAATGAATCTTAGATCTAAACTAAAGCATTATCTTGGGAATCCCTCTTTAAAACGCATTAATATGCCAATGCAGCTCACGGAAGAACAAATCCGCGAGTATATTAAATGCTCAAAAGATCCAATCTACTTTATCGAAAACTATGTAAAGATTATTACTCTTGACAAGGGTTTCGTGCAGATATCTTTGTATCCATTCCAAAAACAAGCAATTATAGATATTAATGATAATCGTCGCGTTATAGTAAAAGCAGGTCGTCAGGTCGGTAAGACTACGATGGTCGTTGGATATATCCTTTGGTATATTTTGTTTAATCAAGATAAATTTGTGGCTATCTTGGCAAATAAAGCGCCAACAGCTCGCGAAATCTTAAACAGAGTTAAAATTGCCTATGAAGCATTACCACTTTGGATACAACAGGGTGTAAAAGTATGGAATAAAGGTGACATTGAACTAGAAAATAACTGTCGTATAATGGCAACCTCTACTGCTTCAAGTGCGATTCGTGGTTACTCTATCTCGTTGCTATATCTTGACGAGTTCGCATTCGTGCCAAGTAATATTGCTGATGAGTTCTTCACCTCTGTATACCCAACCATCTCTTCTGGTACGCAGTCTAAAATTCTAATTTCTTCCACGCCAAATGGAATGAATCATTTTTACAGAATGTGGACTGAAGCAGTTGAAGGTCAAAGTGGGTTTAAACATATCGAAGCCAACTGGCGACAGGTTCCAGGTCGTGATCAAGCATGGGCAGATGATCAAAGACGCATTCTTAAAGACGAAAAGTTTTTACAGGAAATGGAATGCGAGTTTATGGGGTCAGCGGGGACATTACTTTCTTCTGCAGCCTTGAAGTCCCTTGCATTTGTAAAACCAATACATCTTTCGGAAAATGGAATTAAAGTTTATCAAGCTCCGATTCCAGAACATAATTATGTAATTATTGCTGATACTTCTCGTGGTAGAGGACTTGACTATTCTGCATTTAGTGTTATCGATGTTACAAGTATACCATATAAACAAGTTTGTATATATAAGGATAATAACATTAGCCCTATTGTTTATCCATCAATTATTAGGCGTATGGGTGAATATTATAACTCAGCGTATGTATTGATTGAAATTAATGATAATGGTCAGCAGGTCGTCGATTCTTTATTTGATGAGTATGAGTATGAAAATATTCTTTCTACAGTAGAGATTAAAGGAAAGATTGCAGTTACATGGGGATACGGAAACAGGTCCTATCGAGGAGTTCGAACTACAAAATCTGTAAAGAGACTCGGCTGTTCTATCATGAAGAATCTTATAGAAGCGCAACAGCTCATTATACAAGATTTTGATACAATATCAGAACTTTCGACATTTATATCGAATGGAACAAGTTTTGAGGCTGCAGAGGGAAGTCATGACGATCTTGCTATGACTCTTGTTTTATTTGCATGGTTAACCAATCAAAAATTCTTCTCTGAGTTAACAAATACTGACATTAGACTAAAATTATATGAAGAACAGATGAAACAGATCGAAGAGGAGAGACTTCCTACATTTTTAGGTGGACATATCGATGTTGATCAAAACGACGGAAGTTATATAGAAAATGGTGATGTTTGGACGCCAGTAAATCACTAAAAACCTCATTTTACTAAATAAACCGTATATTTCTTAATCTCCATTTAACAGGAGCAAAAACATGGCTTTTCTAGTATCACCAGGCGTGAATGTATCCGAGATTGATGCAACCACAGTTGTACCATCAGTTTCCACATCCACTGGCGCAGTCGCTGGCGCGTTTCAGTGGGGTCCAATCGATGTTGCCCGTTTAGTTAGTTCAGAAGATGAGCTCGTTCAAGTGTTTGGCAAACCAGATTCAACAACTGCATTAACTTTCTTCACTGCAGCAAATTTCCTTGCATATAGCAGCAGTCTATTTGTGTCTCGAGCTGACGCAGCAACTTTAAACTCTGCGATAGCTCTAAACGTTGCTGCTAATGCTTTTGCAAGTAATGTTAAGATTCGCAATGATGATCATTACTTTAATAGTTTCTACACTGCAACAAATGCAAATGTTGCTGTAGCAGCTCGTTATCCTGGTTCACTAGGTAACTCGTTGAAGGTTGCATTTTGTGCGAATGCAAATGCTGTAGCATTCTCAACTTGGACATATGCTCCATTTTTCGATGCTGCTCCTGGTACTTCACCGTTTGTTGCTGCGAAATTTAAGTCAAATGCGAATGATGAAATGCATATCGCAATTATCGACGAAGATGGTCTAATCACTGGTACTGCAAACACTGTTATAGAAAGATATGCAAATGTTTCGAAAGCAACAAACGCTAAAGGTGAGTCTGGTCAAAGCATTTATTGGGTTGATGTTCTCTATAATAACTCAAAATGGGTATATGGATTAGGTCAAAACAATGCAACATGGGGCGTTGCTGCTAATTCAAGCCACGCATTTGCTGGCGAAAATATAAATGGCATCTCTTTTGTACAAGGTGTGGATGCTACACCGACTGATGGTAATGTTCAAATTGCTTACCAACAGTTTGCAAGCTCTGAAAATGTTGATATTAGTCTTGTAATGACAGCAGGTCATTCATCAACGGTTGCAGCAAATACTATCTCTCTTTCTGACGGTCGCCGCGACTGTGTGACATTTGTGTCACCTGCTCTCGCAAACGTTCAGGCTGCTGATCCAGTAACAGCAATCACTAACTTCCGCAATTCTCTTACATCAACTTCGTTTGCTGTGCTAGATAGTGGTTGGAAGTATCAATACGACAAATATAATGATGTCTATCGATACATACCATTAAATGGTGATGTTGCTGGTCTCTGCGCTCGCACAGATCTAGATCGCGATCCATGGTTCTCACCAGCTGGATTTAATCGTGGTCAATTAAGAAATGTGGTTAAACTTGCATTTAATCCAAATCAAGCACAACGAGACACGCTATACAAGTCAGGTGTAAACCCTGTTGTTTCGTTCCCAGGAGAAGGCACTGTTCTATTCGGTGATAAAACACTATTATCACGACCAAGCGCGTTCGATCGTATCAATGTTCGTCGTTTGTTTATCGTTCTTGAGAAGGCAATCAGCAGAGCAGCGAAAGCAAGCCTCTTTGAATTCAATGATGAATTTACAAGAGCTCAATTTATTAATCTTGTTGAGCCATTCCTACGATTAGTGCAGGGTCGTCGCGGCATCTATGACTTCCGTGTTGTTTGTGACGAAACAAATAATAATCCAGAGGTTGTTGACCGCAACGAATTTATCGGTGACATCTATATCAAACCAGCTAAAGCAATCAACTATATACAGTTGAACTTTGTTGCTGTTCGCACTGGTGTTGCCTTCGATGAAATCGTTGGTCGTTTCTAATAAATAGACTAAGATAAAGTCAGGAGAAAACAATGGCTTTTAATGTAAATTCATTCCGTACTCAATTACAGGGTGATGGCGCTCGTCCAAATCTATTTGAGGTTGAATTAAATTTCCCCTCATATGTAACAGGAAGAGCAATATCTACTGCGAAATCAACATTCATGGTTAAAACTGCTGCTCTTCCAGGGTCAACAGTTGGAATGGTTACAGTGCCTTACTTCGGTCGCGAAGTAAAGGTTGCTGGTAATCGTACTTTTGCTGATTGGTCAGTAACGATTTTAAACGATGAGGATTTCGGAATTCGTAATTCCATGGAATCATGGGTGGGCGGTATCAATGAAAATGTTTCAAACCTTCGCCGACCAACAGCAAGAACATCACAACAATATGGTGTTGATGCTACCGTAACTCAGTATGGTAAAGGTGGTCAAAGACTCAAGAGATATCGTTTAGTTGGTATGTTCCCAACAGATATTTCTCAAATTGATCTAGACTGGGGTTCAAACGACACGATTGAAGAATACACAGTCAACTTTGCTTATCAGTACTGGGAATCAATTGATCGCGGCGTTACAACATCTCTAGTAACACCAGTTGAATCGCTATTCTAAGTATAGTGTGTTGGGGGAGGATATCCTCCCCCATTTTTATAATGGAGTAATATATGGCGCAGTCAATTAATCTATTCGGTTTCGAAATTACTCGCACAAAACCAGAAGGTGCGGCACAGCAGCTTCAACCTCAAGTTTCTACACCTGTTTCTGATGATGGTGCAATAACAGTAACTGCTGGTGGATATTTTGGCACTTATCTTGATTTAGAAGCAAGTTTTAAAAACGAAAATGATCTAGTCACTCGTTATCGCGAGATGGCGATGCAACCAGAACTTGAATCTGCAATTGATGAAATCGTAAATGAATCAATTGTGCACGATGTTACAGGTAAATCTGTTACAATTATAGTTGACGATATAGAACAACCAGACAATGTAAAAGAAATGATCCGTGAAGAATTTCAAAATGTTCTTCGCATGTTAAACTTCTCAAACATGGGATCAGATATTTTTCGTGGTTGGTATATTGATGGAAGAATATTTTACCAAGTTTTGATCGATGAAAAAAATCCAAGAATGGGAATTCAAGAATTAGTTTATATCGATCCTCGTAAAATTAAAAAAGTTCGAACAGTTATTAAAAAGAAAGATCCTCGCACAAAAATCGAAGTTATCGATGGATATCAAGAATTCTATGTATTCAATGACAAGGCAACTGTGCAAGGGCAAACATTAATCACACAAGTAAATGATACTTCAGTTAAAATTGCCACTGATGCAATCGTGAATATTAATTCTGGATTACTCGATGCAAAACGACAAATGGTATTGTCTCATGTTCACAAAGCAATAAAACCTCTTAACCAGCTTCGCATGGTCGAAGATGCCGTCGTAATTTATCGTTTGTCTCGTGCTCCAGAGCGTCGTGTATTTTATATCGATGTTGGAAACATGCCATCGAAAAAAGCAGAACAGTATCTTCGTGATATTATGACGAAGTTCCGTAACAAGGTTGTGTATGACTCCTCTACGGGTGAAGTTAAAGACGATCGTAAATTTATGTCAATGATGGAAGATTTTTATATTCCACGACGAGGAGAAGGTAAGGCAACAGAGATTACTACTCTTCCTGCAGGTCAAAATCTCGGAGAGTTGTCTGATGTTCGTTATTTTGAAAGTAAATTATACAAAGCATTAAATGTTCCTGTTTCTCGTTTAGAAACACAAACAGGATTCTCTCTTGGTCGTTCAACAGAGATTACGAGAGATGAACTGAAATTTTCAAAGTTTGTCGAACGTTTAAGAAATAGATTTTCAATATTATTTGATGAATTGATGAAGCGTCAATTATCTTTAAAGGGTATTTGTTCTATTGATGAATGGGATAAATTAAAAGAAAAGATTCACTACGATTTTCTGAAAGATAATAATTTTTCTGAGTTAAAAGAAGCAGAACTCATGAGTGCTCGTTTACAACTTATGGCACAAATTGATCCGTATGTTGGAACATACTATTCAAAAGCATATGTTAAAAAACATGTATTACATTTTGATGAAGAAGGCATTAAACGAATGGATGCAGAGATTGCTGAAGATCAAGCAGAGAATCCTCTACCAGAGACTAGTGCTGAATCAAATTCAAGTGTAGACCAAGCATTTCAGTCAGAAATTACTAAATAAATTGGGAGCGAAGTTATGGAAAATCATGAACTAATTGATGCGGCGTTAAATCAAGATAAAGAAACATTTGCAGCTGCTTTTCAGTCTGCAATTGCAAGTAAAGTTACTGATGCATTAGAAGTTAAAAAAGTTGAGATTGCCTCAACACTTATTGTACCAGAAGTAGAAGTAGGAACAGATGAACTTGAAACAACTGAAGTTGAGATTGACGGAAGCGATGCCTAACAACGCTGCGCAATTAAATGCGCTTGTTCGTGCAGGGATAATGAAGTCAGCCGAATTGCCAACTCTTAAGATGGCAATGCGTAAACACGCACAGGTTGGCGATGTCGCTAAACTTCCTAAAAATCAACGAGATGTGTTGATGAAGTACAATGATTCTTTGTCACAGGCAGCTCTTGGTTCTACTCAATCATTTCAAGCTGTTCGTAAAAATTTACAAAACAGTTTTGAGATTACAGACAAAAATCAATTATCTGAAGCATTGCAAGACGAAGTACAACCACCTCCAATGTTGGTTCTTCGTCGACAAGGTATTCGTATTTTTCCAGATGGAAAAAGAGTTGCTATGTATTCAAATGAAAAACTTGGATTAACATTTACAATTCCATATCGACCACGCAATGTTACAAATCCTTCAAATGTAGTTCCTGGTTTAACTTCTGAAGATTCAGAGTTTGAAGATGTAATGGAAAACCTTGATCAAGTTGCAAAGTATGCTCAAGAAGAATCACCAAAGCAAACATCTCGTCATATGAAATTTGATGATGGCTCTAAACTTAAAGTCAGTCATGGTGCAGCAAAAGCCATTCATATGGTTCATGGTGCATTGAATGACGAGAACAAAAAGAAGTTTGCTGATATGCTTAACAATCCAAAGGGATTTGAAAAGGCAGCAAACTTTGCAATGAGCAAGGTTTCATTTACAATTGGTGGCAAATGAGCATTGTATCAGAAGTAATTAGAGAAATTATTGCGGAAGCAAATGTTGTTCGAATGGGTCGTAAAAAACTCGTTAAGGCTCGCGTTCGTGGTGGTAAGATTCAAAGGCGAAAAGTTGTTTCAGGTGTAAAAGGTTATACAATTCGTGGTGGTAAATTAACAAGAATGACAGCCTCTGAACGTTTGCGTCGCCGTATTGCACAGCGTAAAGGTAAAGTTAAGCGAAGAGCTAAATTAGCAAGATCATTAATTAAAAGAAAACGATCATTGCGTCGTAGAAAATCACTAGGAATCTAAAATGAAATTGATCACGGAGACAATCGAATCAGTAAAGTTAATCACCGAAGAAAAGAACGGTGTTAAAACGCTTTACATTGCAGGTCCATTTCTTGTTGCAGAAACTAAAAATCGCAACGGTCGTATGTACAAGACTGACACTCTTGCAAAAGAAGTCAATCGTTACAACGAAGAATATGTAACTAAGAACCGCGCATTCGGTGAATTAGGTCACCCAGATTCACCAACAATTAATCTAGACCGAGTATCACACTTAATCACTTCTTTAAAGCAAGAAGGTAATCAGTGGATCGGTAAGGCAAAAATTCTTGAAACACCAATGGGTAAGATCGCCAAGTCCCTTATGGAAGGCGGTGCTACTCTTGGTGTATCATCACGTGGCATGGGTTCACTTAAAGAAGTGAACGGTGTTAATGTGGTACAAGACGATTATTATCTAGCCACAGCGGCAGATATCGTGGCGGATCCGTCCGCACCAGGGGCTTTCGTTCAAGGTATTATGGAAAATAAAGAGTGGGTGTGGGATAACGGTAAGGTCAAGGAAATTGACGTTAACGCATATTATGAACAAATTAAGAACGCAAAGCAAAAACAAATTGATCAAATCTCATTGAAAATCTTTGAGAATTTTGTGTCAAAACTTTAAATTTTATAAATAATATTACTTCTTTAGGAGTTTAACTAAAATGACAAAGTCTCTATCAGAATCTGCTGCTGAAATTTTAAAAGCATCAATGAATGCAGGCAAGGAACCAATGCAAACACTTGCTACCCAAATGGATGATCTAGGCGGCGCAACAAACGAAAAGCCAGAAAGCGATGAAGTTGGCAAAAAGGCTGCAGCTGCCACAAAGGAAGCGCCAAAGCCTGGTCAAGTATCAGCCGAAGGCGACAAGAAAATGAATTCAGTCAAGTCTTCAGGTCTTGCAACACCAGTAGTTGGTAACATGGATCCAAGTTTGGGTGAAGAAACAGAAGAAACAGAGGAAGAAGAAACTATTCTCGAAGACTCTGAAGAAGAAGAGACTCTCCTTCCAGAAGCCAAGTCTGAAGATGATGAAGACGAGGAAGAAGAAGA